GGAAGAACAATATTCTACAAAGCTAGAAGAAGCTCTTGAAGAAGTAACATCTGAGATGTCTTCTAAACTAGACGACTACTTGAACTACTGTGTTGAGCAGTGGATGAAAGAGAACGAAGTTGCTATTGAACATTCTCTAAGAACAGAGATCACAGAAGAATTCATGGAAGGTATGAAGAAGCTTTTTGCTGAAAATTATATCGAAATTCCAGAAGACAAATTGAATGTATTGGAAGAGTTGACAGCTACTGTAGAACAACTAGAAGAAAAGTTGAATGCTCAGATCAACGAAAACATTGAATTGTCTAAATCCATTAGCGAATACACAAAGCATGAAATCTTTGATCAAGTAGCTGAAGGTCTAGTAATGACACAGGTTGAGAAACTTCGTCAGCTAGCAGAGGGCATTGACTTTGATAGTTCAGAAAACTATAAGAAGAAATTGGTTCTTGTTAAGGAAAACTACTTCCCTGCAAAACCAGCTGCTCAAGACATGAAAGAAGAAGATGAAGCGATTGGCAACAATGAGTTGAGCGAAGAAACACAAGTTTCTTTCCAAGATCCTTCAATTAAGCGCTATTTTAATTCAATCGCGCGTACTTCAAAAGTATAAATAAAATCATATTAACCCTCTAAGGAGATCCGCATGAACTTACAAGAAGACATCCAAAGAAAGTGGGAGCCAATCCTAGCTCACCCTGACTTGGCCCCAATCAAAGATACGCACCGTAGAAGCGTGACAGCTGTTGTTCTAGAGAACACAGAAAAAGCTCTTCGCGAAGCAAATCAATATGTTCCACAAACATTGACAGAAGCAGCTCCAGCAAACCAAACAGGTGCTGACATTGACACATTCGACCCAGTTTTGATTAGCTTGGTTCGCCGTGCAATGCCTAACTTGATTGCTTATGACATCTGCGGTGTTCAGCCAATGACTGGCCCAACAGGCTTGATCTTCGCAATGCGTTCTAAGTACAGCAACAGCTCTAACAGTGGTGTTGAGAACTTCTACAATGAAGTTAACACATCATTCTCTTCTGTTGTTTCAGGTGCTAACACACTTGGTCAGAAAATGGTTGGTACCTATCCAGGTAACACAACTACAGGTACAGCTAACTTGGCTGAAACAGGCATCTATAACTTCGGTTCTGGTATGTCTACAGCTCAAGCAGAAGCTCTTGGTACTTCTGGCAACGTTGCATTTGCTGAAATGGCATTCTCTATCGAGAAAGTTACAGTTACAGCTAAATCACGTGCTTTGAAAGCAGAATACACAATGGAACTTGCACAAGACTTGAAAGCAATCCATGGTCTAGACGCAGAGACAGAATTGTCTAACATTCTTTCTGCTGAAATTCTTGCTGAGATCAACCGTGAAGTTGTTCGTACAATCAATGTAACAGCTACAAAAGGTGCTACAGAGAATACAACAACAGCAGGTCGTTTCGACTTGGATACAGACTCCAACGGTCGTTGGTCTGTTGAGAAGTTCAAAGGTTTGATGTTCCAAGTTGAGCGTGAAGCTAACCAAATTGCAAAAGCAACACGTCGTGGTAAAGGTAACATGATCATCTGTTCATCTGATGTAGCTTCTGCTCTTCAAATGGCTGGTGTTCTAGATTACGCTCCTGCTCTTAACAGCAACAACTTGAATGTTGACGATACAGGCAATACATTTGCTGGTGTGTTGAACGGTCGCGTACGTGTTTACATCGACCCATATGCTGGTGGCAACTATATGGTTGTTGGATACAAAGGTTCTAGCGCATTTGACGCTGGCTTGTTCTACTGCCCATACGTTCCTCTACAAATGGTTCGTGCTGTTGATCCAGACAGCTTCCAACCTAAGATTGGTTTCAAAACACGTTATGGTATGGTTGCAAACCCATATGCAGAAGGTTCAACAGTTGGCCTTGGTGCATTGACAAAAGACTCTAACGTCTACTACAGACGCGTGTTGGTCGATAATCTTATGTGATATTCTCCTTTTTGGAGTTATATTAAAGGGCCTTCGGGCCCTTTTTTAATCTTCGATATTGATTTTTCCTATTATCGTTATTAAAAAATATTTAGAAAAAAACTATTGATTTTACATTTTAATAGGATATATACTAAGCATAACAACAAACAGTTGTATAGTTTTCAAACACACACTAAGGAGATTTAAATGAAAACAGTTGGTCAAAAATTAGATGCATTTGCGTTAGTCGGTGTCAAGCCAGGACAACCAGAAGATGCTTTCTTCGATATTACCGAAAAGTCTTTCGAAGGCAAGTGGAAAGTAATCGTTTACTATCCAAAGGATTTTACATTTGTATGTCCTACTGAAATTGTTGCCTATGACAAATTGGCAAAAGATTTCGAGGATCGTGATGCAGTATTGCTAACAGGTTCAACAGACAACGAATTCTGCAAGATTTCTTGGCAGAATGCTCATCCAGATCTCAAGAACATCAAGCATGTTCAATTTGCTGACACACAGCGTGGCGAACTTAGCCTGATCAATCAATTGGGCGTATTCTATGCACCAGCAGGTGCTGCCCTACGTGCCACTTTCATTATCGATCCAAGCAACGAAATCCAGCACGTTACTGTCAACAACTTGAACGTTGGACGTAGCCCAGAAGAAACACTTCGTGTTCTCGATGCTCTACAAACTGGC